ATGAAATTGACCGCCGTGACCGTCGAGAAGTTGCAGGCAACAGACCGGCGGCAGGAGATCCCTGACAGCCTCTGCCAAGGCCTCTACCTCGTCGTCCAGCCGACCGGGAAGAAGGGCTGGCAGGTGCGCTACCGGCATGCTGGCGTCCATCGCCGCATGACGCTCGGGGGCTTCCCGGTCCTGTCCCTCGCCCAAGCGCGGCAGAAGGCGCGGGAGGCGCTGGCCGCTGCGTCTGAGGGGCGTGACCCGGCCGAGGAGGTGAAGGCGGCGAAGGCGCCCAAGCCCGAGAACGATCGGGACAAGGTTGCGACCGTGATCGACCTGTTCCTGAAGCGGCACGCCAGCCGCAACCGCCGGGCCGACGACGTGGCCGCCCAGTTCCAGCGCGAGGTTCTCGGCAAGTGGGGCGAGCGGGACATTCGGTCCATCACGAAGCGCGACGTGATCGATGTTCTGGACGGTGTGGTGGACCGGGGCAGCCCGATCTCGGCGAACCGCCTGCGGGCGCACTTGAACACGCTCTTCAACTGGGCGAAGTCGCGCGACATCATCGAGGTCAACCCGCTCGATGGCGTCAAGCCACCGGCCCCCGAGAAGCCCCGGGACCGGGTGCTGACCAACGAAGAGATCCGGCTGCTCTGGAAGGTGAGCGGCAAGATGGGCTATCCCTTCGGCGATATCTACCGGCTCCTGCTCCTGACCGGGCAGCGCCTGCGCGAGGTGGCTGAGCTGCCGTGGCGCGAGATCGACGGCGCGACCTGGACGCTGCCCGGCCCTCGCAGCAAGAACGGCGACGAGCATGTCATCCCGCTCTCGCCCGAGGCACGAGAGATCATCGAGGCAGCGCCCAAGGTCGGACGCTTCGTCTTCAGCACGACCGGCCTGACGCCGGTTAGCGGCTTCACCCGGGCGAAGGAGCGGCTGGACGGCCTGATGGCTGACGCGGCGAATGAGGATCTGCCCGCGGGTGCCGAGCCCGTGACCGTCCCGCCCTTCACCATCCACGACCTGCGCCGCACGGCCGCAACCGGAATGGCCGGCCTGCGCTTCCCGCCGCATGTGGTCGAAGCTGTGCTGAACCACCGGAGCGGCACCCGGCGCGGCGTGGCGGGGGTCTACAACCGGTTCGACTATGCCGACGAGAAGCGGCAGGCGCTCGAGACGTGGGCGCGCTGCGTCGTCGCGCTGGCCGAAGGCGGAGGGAAGAACGTGGTGCCGCTGCGCCCGGCGGCTGGGGCGTGATGACCATGGTCGAGCCGGCCGAGGTCGAGATCCACGCCAGCTACGACGCAGCGCACGAGGCTCGCGCGGCCGCTCTCGTCGCCGCAGGCTGGGCCATGATAGAGGCGGGCTGCCCCGGCACCCCTCGGGCGCATCAGGCCCGCATGGCGCGCGCCGCGCGGATGCGGACGCACCTGCCGGACGACATGCTGGTGGTTGCCGTGGCCGAGTATCTGACCGCCGAGGCGCGGGAGGCGCCTCGGGCTGCAGCCCTGCGCGCGGCGCCGGCCGAGATGGATCGGCTGGTCGAAGATGCCGCCCGGCTTCAACGGTCTATAGCGGCCGTCCAGATCGGCTTGGACCCCACGACCCGGACGCAAGCCGGCGACGAGGTGCGCGAGGGTGCCGCGGCTGCGTCCGAGGCGATATGTGAGGCGGTGCGCGCCCTTATGATCGCCGCAGAATCGGTGCGGGCGATCCACCGCCACCTGCCGGCCTCGGCCGCGGGCGCAGGGGGCCTCTTGGGTCACCTGCGCATGGTCCCCGACCTCGCGCTTGCGATGAAGCTCGGGCGGCTCTGGCAGGCGTCTGGCCTGTCGCTTGCCGGTGGTGACCGTGGCGACGGCTTCGACGTGTTCCTTTCGGCCGTGCTGACCGCAACGGGATGCAACTCAAAGAAACGAGTTGAGACGCTTGTTATCGAAACGCGCGGGCGAATAAGAGCGGAGACCGATTAGTCAAGCAGAAGTTTCCCCCGATAATCGGCTGCAATTCTGGTCGATTATTGGGGGCAGATTTTTCTTCCCAAGTAACAAAACGCCGCCTAACTCAGTGTCTCATCGGACAACGGAGTAATGGCGATGAAAGAGAACCGGCCAATTGAAAATCGACTGATGACCGCGAACGAGGTTCGCGATACTTTCGGCGGCGTCAGCGATATGACCCTGTGGAGATGGTTGGAAAGCGAGCAACTCGGCTTTCCGAAGCCGCTCTATATTCAGCGCCGCCGTTTTTGGCGCGCCTCCGATATTGAGGCATTCGTCGCGAAGCAGGCGGCAAGCGGCAATTCGGCGGCCGCCTAAATGAGCTTCGACCTCGTAGACGCCATCATCAAGCGAGGGCCGCCGCGCACAGCAGAGCGGTTCGTGCTGGCCGTGCTGGCGTCGTTCGTCAACGTGAAGTCTGGCCGGTGTGATCCATCCGTCGCGGCGGTTGCGGAGCGCGCCTGCATGACAGAGCGCGGGGCCCGGGCGGTCATTCGTCGCCTCGAGGCTGCAGGGTGGCTCTCGGTCGAGACGGGAGGCGGTCGGGCTGGCCGCTCAAACTACCAGATAAACTCGGAACGTGCTTCCGGGTTTTGCGCCATAAACCCGGAACGCGGTTCCGCCCCCACCGGAACGCCATGCACGGAAACCCGGAACGAAACGACCGAAAACTCGGAACGAAACGACCCTAAACCCGGAACCACGTTCCGCCGAACCCAGAAGAACAAGGAAGAACAAGGAAGGGGGGGAACCCACCAGTCGCGCGCGAACGCCGCGACGGTTGAGGTTCTTCAGGCTGACGCGGCAGACGGAGAGATCCTGGACGAGGCGGCGGACCTGGCCGAGATGCTCTGGCAGTGGTGGCCGAAGAAGAGCCGAAAGCCCAAGGTCGAGGCGGTCATTCGGGCGGCTCTGGAACGCGGCGTTTCGGGAGAGACGATTGCCAGGGGCGCCGCCGCCTATGTCGCCGACCGAAAGCTTGACGACCGTGGTCCCCGGGCAGTCGTGCATTACACCACGCCGTTGGAGCGCTGGATTGAGGAAGAGCAGTGGCTTTCGTCAATTGATCTTCCCGAAGCTGAGCGCCGCGCCTTCGAAGCTGAAAAGGCAGATCGTGAGATTACGGCTCGGGCGGCCGAGGAATTGACGAGCCGCCGCACTGCCAAGATTTTTTAGGAGGTGAATATGGGAAGCCAAATTCAACGCCGATCCTCGGACGCTATTGCGGAAAAGAGCCGCGAGAAGCGCGCATCGCTTCCGGTGATCCACCTGCCGAATGCGGGCCTCGCGGCAAGCGCCGTGCGTTTCTCTGAGATTGAGGCGGTCGCCGAAACGTTCTGTAGCGGATCCAACGGCTATTCGATCAAGGTTCCAAGTAGACCGGACGCGAAGCTTGACCTTCTGCGCAGGCTGCCAGCGCAGGAGAAGTGCGAACGCTTTGCGCACCAGCTCGAAGTCGCGCTTCGCACGCAGGCATCTGATGGCGACGTGATCGCAGCGGTCGAGGCGATTGTCGGATCCTACAGGACCGGCGACCGGGCGCCACGATCCTATGTTGATGGGATGATCGCCGATCTGATCGACTTGGCGGAGGATCGGCGCTGGCCTGTAGCGGCGATCAATGGCGGGATGAGCACGATCTGCCGGTCGAGCCCGTTCCTCCCCGCCCTCTCCGAAGTGATCGACGCGATCACCGACGCGCATCAGCGCCTGAGGTTCGCCGAATGGGCGGCGCAGGAGGCTGCCGTTCTGTCGGCAGATCTCTACTGGGATTGCGTCGATGCGGGGCTGATCGAAGACACGGGGGACTTCTGAATGGCCGGGGAGGTCGAGATCATGTGGGGCATGACGGGGCGACTTCTTCCCGCCTTCGACCCTGCAGCATTCGCACAGATGCTTGTCCCGATCCTGGATCGCAACGATTTCGACACCGCGGTCGCCGTCTGGAGCGCCTGGAAGGAGCGGGCGGAGCGGCAGCTCGTGCGGGGGAAAGTTCCGGAGGCGACCCGCCGCCTGGTCCTGCGCGACCTCACCGCGGCCGTGCGGCTTGAGGTCTACGCGATCCGCGGCAGCATCAAGTGCGGGCCGCGTCCTGCGCAGGTTGCGTCTTCGGCCCAGGTGCTTTCCTTCCGCCCGCGCGCAGCTGCGGGAGGGGGCGACCGTGGCTGACCTCCTCGCTCTCAACCCTGAAGCCCCCTGTCAGCCGGCGCCGACGGTGCGCCGCTGTGCGCGGATCAAGCGCGAGGTGGTCGAGGTGGTCGCACGAGCGGTCCCGGTCGAGCCGGTGCCGATAATCTCGATCGACAGCGATCACCTGCCCCCGCCGTTCCGGGCGCCGTGGTGCGAGCGCCGGCCCTTCGCCATGTCAATCAACTCCGCCGAGTTCGGCGAGGATGATCCGGAGCGGCTGCGATGCTCCGGATCGCAGGCCGTGGGACGGGCGATGGTCGGCATGGCCGAGGGGGTGCAGCTATCCCCGCACCGCGACGTGCGCGAGATCGCGCAGCTCGTGCTCCAATGGTTCGCGGAAGATGCGGGACGATACGAAGAGACTTGGGCGCGGCCATCGGCCTGCGCCCGAACCGCGGATCGAGCATCAGTTACCGGGTGCGGCTGGCGGAGCGCGACGCGGCGCTCGGCGCCCTCGGGCGGCTTCCCCCATACGACGCGCTATCGCCTAGCCAAGCCGCAGCAGAGATCCGGCGGGACCTCAAGCGCTACTTGACGACCAGATGGGCGGAAGACCGGCAGCGCCGCACCGCGCCAGTGACCGAAGGTGGAACGAGAGCCGAATTCTGGCGCATCGCGCGCGCCAGCCTTGAGCGGCCCATGCCGAAGAACAAGGATGCCGCCGCCATGATCCGGGCGGCACGGGACAATCGCTCCCCCATCTGATTGTCCACCGGCACACCGCATCTTGCCTTCAACGAAGGAGGCAACATGCGCGTCAAACTAGATCCAACCCGCCTGGGGGCTCTCGCCCAGATCGTGCGACGTCGGCAGGCAGCCCGCGTCGGCGTCGTGCAGGAGCTGCGCGACCTGCGCGCCAAGCGCAAAGACCTGAAGGCCGCGGCAGAGGCCGCGGCTGGTCCCGGCCCGACCTCGTTCTTCCGCTCGCTGAGCAAGAAGGCGGATGCAGCCGCGCTCGCCACAGAGCTGGCCGCCCTGGACGCCGCAATCGCGGCGGCTGAGGCCGACCTGGCGGACACTGGCGCCGACTTCGGCGCCGCCAAGGCCAATCTGCGGACCGCGCTCGCCCTCGCGAAGGCCGAGAACCTGACCATCCCGCACGGCGTGGAGGCGCTTGCACAATGAGTGATGCCCTCACCGTCGCCGCCACCCTGCACGAGATCCGCGACCATCTCAAAGGCCTGGATGCCGAGGCCCAGCGCATCGCCGAGGCGCCCCAGCCGATCGAGGATGGGCTCTCAACCCTCGATCAATGGCTCGACCGCGAAGCAGAAGCAGGCCTCGCCGCGACCCCGGTGGCCGCTCTGCTCGACAGCCGCACCTCGGCCGCAGGCCTCACACGGACGCCCGTCTTTGCGGACGGGAAGCGGTCGCTTGAGCCTGACCTCAATGCCCTTCGCGGTCTCGTCCTCGCTCTCCCGCCGGTTCGGCACGCGTTGCGTGAACTGGTCAAGGGGCAGCTGGCGGACCTCACCCGAGGCATCGAAACGATGAGCCCGAGCACGAGGCAGAAGAAGCTCGCCCGCGTCGCTGATGAGCGCCTCGCGCTGGAGCTTCGCGAGGAACACCTCATCCGCTCGGCCGAGCGCGCGGGCATCGCCGTGACCCGTCGTCCCTCGGCCGATGGTCGCGTGCTCCTCGCGGCCGACGCTGCTCTGAGCTGAGAATGTGCGAGCCGGTGCTTCCGTCCGTCAAACAGCGGAAGCGCCGTGGGGGCCGTTTCCTCCCCCTTCGCACCGTCGCCTGCCCGCGGTGCTCCTGCGCGGGCAGGCGGCACCCGTCCACAGGGCGGGCCTCCGGTCACCGCGCACCCCCCCCTTGAGGGACCGTATACCGGCCCCCCGCCGGAGCGGCACCGAAGTGGCCCGACTCTCGCCCGATTTCCGGAAGCGCAAATCGCAATTTTTCTTTGAAAGGTGGAACGCTGTTCCGATGAATGACCACATGAAAGAACAACGTAGCGATCCGAGGGCGATCCGCGCCGAGTTGCAGGATCGCCAAGCGGCGACCCAGCCGGACCTTGCCGTGATTTTCGCTGCACGACCGGCCGTTGCTGCGCTCTGCCAGCGCGCCGCCGCTGCTCTGATAGCGGACACCCCTGTGCCGGCCGGTGGCCGCCATGACTGAACCCGCCGTCACCCCGGCCCCGTCCGGTCCGTCGCTCCTGCACATCGCGGATCGGGTGCTCGGGCGCCCGCTGCTGATGCACCCCGGCAAGGTCGAGGTGCTCCTGCACGTCTTGGAGGGTCGCATCCCGCTCGGCGATGCGTCCCTCGCGCCGCTGACCCCGGACGCCAGCCGGTTCACCGGGCAGGTCAGCGCGTCCCGCACCTTCCGCGTCGAGGGCGGCGTCGGGATCGTGTCGATCGTCGGCAGCCTCGTGAACCGCGGCGCGTGGATCGGCGCGAGTTCGGGTCTGACCTCCTACGAGGGGCTGGCAAAGCAGCTGACCGACGCCGCGGCAGATCCCAAGGTCAAGGCCATCATGCTCGACCTGGATAGCCCCGGCGGCGAGGCGACTGGCATGTTCGCCTTGGCGGCGAAGGTGCGCGAGGTGGCGGCTGAGAAGCCGGTGGTGGCGGTGGTCAACGACATGGCAGCCTCGGCCGCCTACGGGATCGCGTCGCAGGCGACCGAGATCGTGGTCAGCCCGACCAGCATCGTCGGCAGCATCGGCGTGGTGCTGACCCACCTCGACCGGTCTGGCGAGCTGGCGGCGAAGGGCATCAAGCCGACCCTGATCCATGCCGGTGCCCACAAGGTGGACGGCAATCCCTTTGGTCCGCTGTCCGACGCGGTGCGCGCCGACCTGCAGGCCGAGGTGGGCCAGTTCTACGACCAGTTCGTGGGCCTCGTCGCACAGGGACGCGGCGCCAAGCTGTCTGCGGCCAAGGCCCGCGCCACCGAGGCGCGGACGTTCATCGGTCAGGAGGCCATCGACCGCGGGCTCGCTGACCGCGTCTCGACCTTCGAGGCGGTTCTTGCGTCCCTGCAATCGAAACCCGCGGGGCGCGGCACCACCGCCTCGAAGGGCGTCCCCATGCCAACCACGGGCGCCGGCCCGGCCGCCGTCGCGCCGGATGGTGATGCACTGGCGGCAGCGCGCTCCGAGGGCCACGCGGCGGGCCTGGCCGAGGGCAGGGCCCTGGGGGCCAAGGAAGCGGCAGAGCGCATCGGGGCCATCCTCGGCAGCGACGAGGCCAAGGCGAACGCGACGCTGGCCGCGCACTTGGCCTTCAGGACTGCGTTCAGTCCGGCGGAGGCGATCAGCGCGCTGACCGCCGCAGGGCGGGCCGCCGCGCCGTCCGTCCCGACCATTGCGGAGCGTGCCGCCGGGATGGCCGAGTTCGGCGGCTCCGCAGGTCCGCTTTCTGCGCGTGAAGACGCCTCAGCCGCATGGGGTCGCGCCATCTCCCGCGTCTCTGGCGCGCCCGCTGAAACTCAGGCCGCGCCGGTCCCGGCAGCGGCCGACCCCAACCCCTGGCGTCGCCTCCTGCGGCGCTGATCGAAAGGAAGAACCAGTGCTTGACATCTTCAACGGCGCCGCCTTCACCGTCACGAGCCTCGCGACCGCGATGCGTGAAATCAAGTATGTCCCGTCGCGCATCGGCGCGCTCGGCATCTTCGAGACCTCGAGCGTCAGCACGACATCCATCGCTGTCGAAAAGCAGGATGATGGCTCGCTGATCCTCGTGCCGTCGTCGCCGCGTGGTGGCCCGGGCCAGACGATCGGCGGCGTGAGCCGGACCCTGCAAAACCTCCACGTCCCGCACTTCCAGCGGAACGATGCGATCATGGCGGACGCGGCGCAGGATGTTCGCCAGTTCGGTTCCGAGGCCGCGCTCGAGACGGTCATGGGGGTGGTTGCCGAGAAGGCGCGGCGCCACAGCCAGCACTTCGCGCTGACCGAGGAATACCACCGGCTGAACGTCATCAAGTCGGGCCGGCTGCTCGATGCCGATGGCGACGTGATCTTCGACTACTTCGCCGAGTTCGGCGAGACCCAGCCCGACGAGATCGACTTCGACTTGGACAACGCCGCGCCGGCCAGTGGCGCGCTCCGCAAGAAATGCACGGGCGTGGTGCGCCAGATCGGCGAGGCGCTTGGCGGTCTCCCCTCCACGGGCGTGATGGCATTGATGGGCTCTGCCTTCGCGGATGACTTCTACGCCCACCCGGAGGTCCGCGAGACCTTCCTCGGTTGGCAGGCTGCGGCCGAGCTTCGCGGCGGCACCGTCGCAGCGGGGGGTAATCCGGTGCCGCTGTCCTTCGGCGGGATCGTCTGGGAAGAGTATCGCGGCGGTGGCGCCGTGTCGGTGGACGCCGACAAGTGCCACATCTTCCCGTTGGGGGTGCCGGACCTGTTCAAGACGGTCTACGCACCGGCCGACTACATCGAGACCGTCAACACGATGGGCCAGCGCCTCTACGCGAAGCAGTGGCCGATGCCGAACGACAAGGGCGTGAACCTGGAGTTCCAGATGAACGCGCTGCACTACTGCACGCGCCCGCGTGTGCTGATCCGCGGCAAGCGCACCTGACGCGAGGGCGGGGCGCTTGGACGCCCCGCCTCACCTGACCATCATCTTGGAGGCAAAACATGACCGTCTTCACCGAAGGCAAGCACGCCTGTGAGGGTCTGCTGAGCGAGGCCCCCGGGCAGCGCAGCCGCGAAGCCATCACCATCGCATCCGGCGCCGGCATCATCGCGCCCATGACCGTCCTCGGGCGGATCGCCGCCTCTGGCGAGTATGTCCCGTCGCCCGCGGCCGAGACCGAGGGCCTGGAAGGGGCCGAGGTCGCCGTCGCCGTGAACCTCTACGGCTGCGATGCGACCAGCGCCGCCCGGACCGTGGCCGCCATCGCCCGCGATGCCGAGATCAATGCGCACTTCCTGACTTTCAGCCCGTCGCGGCTGACCGACGACCTGCGGGCGGCCGCGCAAGCCGATCTGGCGGTCTCGGGCATCATCGTCCGGTGACCTGCTGATGCCCCGCGCCCGAAAGCCCCGCGCAGATGCGCCCCCTCTGCCCGCCGATGCCGTTCGGCTGGCCGAGGCGGCCGAGGTTGTCAGCCTGGGCACCGAGCGGCTTCGGCAGCTCGCGCGGGAAGGACGCTTCCCGATCGACCGCGGGCAGGTCTCCCTCACGGCAGCCATCGGCGGCGTGGTCGCCGCGCTACGCGAGCGGGCGACGAAGGGCGCGAAGACGGCGAGCCTGAGCCGGGCGCAGGACGCGCGGGCCGAGCTGCTGGCAGCACGCACCGAACGCCGCCGCGCGCAACTGGTCGCCCGTGCCGATGCCGACGAGGCGCTTGATGAGCTGGGCCGCCGGGCGGTGGCGGCCCTACGTCGCGTTCCTGCCGAGCGTGTCGCGGGGGCGCTGCGGACTGCTGTGCTGGCCGAGATCCGCGCGGCCGAGCGCAAGATCAACGCGGCCGTGCGCAAAGCCAAGCGGGCGCTGGCGACTGGCGACCTTTCGGAAATTGCCCCTGATGAATGACCTTGCTCGCGCACTCCTCGATCGGCCGTTCCGTTATCGCGATGCCGCCAGGGCGCTGTGCGTCCCGCCCGCGCTCCTCGATCCCGCTTCTGATGCGGCCGGGTTCATCGAATTCCGCGCTGCCCTCCGGATCGCCCTCGCGCACCACCGCCGGCACGCCTACGCCACCCGCGGCCGGAAGCCTGCCCTGGTGACGCGGCGCACCTTCCGGGACCGGCTGCCGGCGGCCCGCCAGGCGCTGGGCGAAGAGATCTCGACCATCCTTGCGAACGCCGCCGCCCGGGTTGCCGACTTGCCCGCCGTCCATCCGTGGGACGTGCGGGCACGGGCCAGCGTTGCCGCGGCACTCCGCAAGGCCTCGGCCCGCCGCCATGGAAGGCGGGCTGATGACTGACCCCACCATCACCGTCGCCGCCTTCGCCCGCCTCGCGGGCGCCACCAAGGCGGAACTGGACGATCTGATCTTGTCTGGCGTGCTGCCCCAGCCGACCGGCCGAGATCGCCGCCTTCCGCTGCGAGAGGCGGCCGTGGCCTATCTCGGGCACCTGCGCGCGGACCTCGCGACGGCCCGGGCCGGCGCTTCGGCCAGCCGGGCACAGGATGCCCGCGCCGATGCGGCCGCTCTCGAGCTTGCCGTGGAGCGGCGCGATATGGTGGACGGCGTGGACGTTGACATTGCGGTCGCGCATGCCTGCGGAGCGATACGCGTGGCGTTCCAGTGTATCCCGACCCGCGCCACCCGCGACCTGAGCCAGCGCCGGCCTCTGGAAGTCGCGTTTCACGCGTTACTGGCTGAGCTTGCCGCCGGTCTCGCGTCCGACGAATGACCGGCCAACCGCGCCTGACCATCTGGAGAGTTGTGCCGGAATGGAGGGTGGCCGCAGGTCCTCGGGGACCTGCGGCCGATCCGTCGCAAGATATGAGGCCCGCTTCGGATACGGAGATGCTACCGCTATTGGTCCCGATCAGCACTGCGGCAGATGATGCGGGAGCCCTATGCGGTCGGGGTGCCGGCCAGAGCTTGGACTTCCACCTTCAGGACATTGGCTACTGCGCCCGCCGTCCTGCGGATATTCAAGATGAAATCCTCGAGTTCGGCCGCGGTCACCGCGCGCGGGAGACCCACGCGTCCATTCTGCGCATTTGTCTCTGTCAGCCGGGCATGGCCTGCCAAATTACCCTCCCAGATGCCATGCGCGTAAGCGTTTCGCTTCGCATTCAATGCGCCAATCGAGACTAGCAAGGAGGCCAACTGGTTGCGCACATCATCGGGCAAGTCACTGACCCGCACGAGATCCCGGATCAGGTTGCACCGCGTGCCGGCGCTCCTGATGGTGTTGCAGATCACCCAGGACTTCTTCATTGGGCCCTCCGTGCACTCGCCCAAGGCGGCCGCGCAGATCAGGACCATCAGGAATTCAAGGGTCGTGAAACTCGCCATAGCGACACCCAGCCTATGCGCCACGTCGCCTGCGGCCTCAATGCGCCCGATAAGAAGGTCTTCTTGGTCATTCATGCTAGCGTTCCTTGCAGGGATGGTTCCCTTTCCCAGCGGCTCCACCGTGATCGGTCGTGCGTAAAGCGACAAGGGGCCTATTGCCGCGCCGTCCACTGCGAGGTGCGGCGCGAGGCCGGAGGCCCACACCCGGCCCAGCGTGAGCGTCTATCAACCGGCGCTCAACTGGAGGACCTGATCCTTCGCGAGTGGCGCTAGCGCCCTGCATCGCCGCCGCACCCATTTTCCGCGTCGCCTGCGGGCGCTGGCGTGTAGGGCTGCCATCCACACCCCCGCGCGCTAGCGCCCGTCCGCGCCCGCTCCGTGGCTCCTGCGGGCCTTCGCCTTCTGACGGCTTTCCTTGCCGAAGGTCCGGCGCCGTGGCATTTCTGGAGCATCCCCTACATGGAGCCGCGCCGATGAACGCCGCCACGCCCGCCCTTGCCGCCCTCCTGGGCGCCGTCACCGCAGATCTGGGGATGGTTCGTCCGGCCAGGCGCAGGGCGGCGCGGGGCGTGGCCCCGGCGCCGATCGAGCCGCGGGAAACATGGACGCCCGAGACGGTCGAGCGGGCGCTCGTGGACGCGCTGACATGGGTCCGCAGCACGGGCGGGCCGGTGGGGCCGAGGGGCTTCTCCCGCAGTCAGAGCCGCTTTGTCCGCGCCCTCGGCTGGGAGGACGACTGGGGCGCAGTCGAGACGGCGGACGATGACGTGCCGCCGCCGATCCGCATTCAAGGCACGGCCGCGCGGGTGACGTTCTACGAGACCGCGCTCGAATGGCCGGCCCGATACCTCTGTCCGGATCACGTCGGCAGCGCCCGCTGCGTCGGCCTGTGGGCGCGCTGCAAGGCCCGCAAGGCGAGCTTCGCCTATGAGGCCAAGGCACGCGGTCTGGCCAGGCGGCACGCCTACTCGTTGAAGGACCGCGCCCTTTCCCTCATCGCCCAGGGGCTGGAGCGGGACCGGGTGCCGGCGCCCCGGCCCGAGCGGCTGTAGATCAGCCCCCAGATCTGAGGACTGGTCTGGCGGCGATCGATGCGTCCAGATCAGGACGTATCGCGAGCGCGGGCCTCGATCATCAGCGCTTCGGGGGCCGGTCCAGATTTGGACTGACCCCCAGCCCGGGCGCGGCGTCGTATTCATCGGTCTCCACGCTCCCACTTTTCGGGAATGTGATCCCGCGCCGAATCGCTCTGCGCCGTCCAGCGTCGGAAAAGATCCGACGCTTCCGCCGCTCCACCGTCAAATCCAACTGATCCGGCGCAGTGGACGCGATATCGTTGGAGATAATCCACCTAAGTTGTTGGAAAATATCGTTTCTTTGCGAAATGCCGGGGTGTGCTACCGTCTCCGCACTGACCGAACCATGCTGATTGGAGAGCACCATGATCACGAGCACCTTTCACGACCTCGTCGCCGCCGTCCGGGTCGCCCAGATCCCCCACTTCGCAAATCCCAACGATGACGCTGCGTTGGCCGCCCTCGAAGACCGCTTGAGGGAGGCTTGGGATGCTGCATATGGGATCCTTTCGCAACCAGCCTACACCGTGGCCGCGCTGCAACTGAAGGCGGATGCCTTCGCTTGGTCGATCGATGGCGAACCGCAGGACGGGTTTGAGATTGATGCCGTCCGGGCCGCCGCGTTGCGCTCCCTGCTGGCCGACGTGGCGCTGCTGCGGGCCTGACGGTGCAGGGCGCCCATCGGTTCGGGCCATGGCCGGGAGATGGTCGCGCGCTGGCAGAGCGGGCGATGGAGGAAGAGACCGCGCTCCGGGCGCTGTGCCTGATTCTCGAACCAGCAGGCCGCGCGTAGTCGTCCCGACACCCGGAAGCACGGCCGTTACCCCGAGCGTTACCCCGAACAGAAACAAGAAAGCCCGCCGATGGCGGGCTTTTCTTATGTAGCTGATCCCGTTGGGATTTTTGGCTCCGGCGGTAGGGAGCGAACGCCCCACGTACTTCAGTTGCCGTTTAGGAAGTTCAACGCGCGGCGGAACAGGAAAGCGGCGGCCATGACAAGCAACCCAAAAGCGACTGAGTACGCCGACAGCATTTGAACCCACTCCGCGTCTGACGCAAGGGAGATGCCTGCACCAAAGATAAGCAGAGCCCACGGCAACACCGCCCCCGCTATCAAGCAAAGGGCGCAAATGTGATAGATACGCTCACTCAT